TGGTTTTTTCAAATAGATGAATTTTATTTTTTCTCCCTCTTGGATAAGAGGAAACTTATTAGTAATCCGATGCTGCTTGAGATAGTGATTATACAATAATGAACCTCGGACAGCAATAGGTGTGCCCTTGTTATAAATTTGCGAATAACTTCTGTAAGTGCCAAGATTATTACAACCTCTCGGGAATGCAATATCTAGGTAATCTTGTTTACGGGTATCAGATTTGATACCTGCAATATAATCAATCATGTCATCATTAGTTCCTTCAATCATGATCTTATATGCTTTAAGTAGTTTATCCTTAAAGTATGCTGGTGTAGATGAACGTTGCGTCTCCAGTCCCATGATCTTCATCTTAGGTTCCTTATAACGAACACCCTCACTATCCCATACATTAAGAATATATCTTTTCTTAGCAGTCCAGATGCCACGGTTAGCAATGTTCTCGCGTTTCATTACCATCTTCTGCTGATATGCATTCACATATTGTGCCAGTTCTTGGTAGCAACTTTCAATATAAGTTTCAAGTTCCACCTTACAGATCTTATCAAGGAAATTGACAACCTTTTTATCAGACGGCGTTCCTCCCTTGAATACATTCTTAACCAGATCACCCAGATCAAGATAAATGGAATCAGTATCCACAGCAATAACATAATCTTTATCACCTGATTTTAGAATTTTATTAAGATACTCATTCATCTTATTCTCAATCCAACGGATTGACAACTGTCCTGAAAGAGTAATTGCTTCAGCGTTCTCTAGTCGGAAGTACCTAAAGTATTCATTACCAATAGCACCATAAGCAGAGTTCAGTTGGATCTTACGTGCCATCTGAATGTTATTATACTTGGCAATGTCTTTAACAAGTTGAGGATCTTTAGTATTCTCATACTCTTGCTTAGCAGCAAGCATCTTCTTCTTGTAAATTGTGCGCTCCGTATAGATTTTCTGCATCAACTTAGGAAGGAAACCCTGCTTCTTTGTAGTAAACAAAGTTCCGTTAGGGCACATAGTAACGCCATCTAAGGTGCTTGTATCAATCTCACGGTTTAGTAGTTTATCTACATTAATACCGCTCACACGATCATCTAGAAGGGTCTCAGGAGAGATATTATACTGCATGATGAGGTGTGGATACAATGAGTTAAGGTCAAAGTTAACCACCCAATCATAAATGCCTGGAACAGGTTCCTTCACATAAGCACCAGCATACTGCTGATCCTTTGTACTCTCAGTTTTAGGAGGAATGACAATGTTCTCCTGTGTCAAGGCATCATAGATGATACTATCCCACATACGAACCTGATAGAATACATCCTCAAAGTTTACCTTTGCATCATATGCCATGGTAACAGCGAGTTCAATCAGTTTCATCTTATCTTCCAGCATGTCTACAAGTTCAACGTCATGGATGTTGTACTCAATAAACTTCTGCCAGTTACTACGATAGAAGTCCTGGAAATTATCAAACTCACTATGATCTAGTTTCTTCTGACCAAGTTCAACGAAAGCAATATGGTCAAGGCGATATGATTCCTGGTTAGTGTAAGTAAACTTCTGATACAGATCATAGTAATCCAGAGTTGCTACACCAATAAGGTCATAGTAAATTTTCTTCTGACCCTTGACATGCAGTTCACGCTCACGCACAGAGTTCCATGGAGACAATGCTCTCATGTGCTTCATACTAAGTACACGATCCATGCGACGGCAGATGAATGGAATATCAAAGAACTTAACGTTCCATCCAGTCACAACATCAGGAGTCTTCTGCACCCAATATTCCTGAAACTTGAGAAGAAGTTCACGTTCATTTTGACAATAAACATAGTGAACATCACTACGTGAGTTTTCAAACTCACCACAACCCCAAGTAATAATCTTCTTACTAGTAAAGTCCTTTACAGTAATGCAAAGAATTTCTTCCCGTGCTTCCTCAACACTAGGAAATCCATTCTCAGATGTAGTCTCAATATCAAGAGACATGATATTAAGTTGACTGAAATCATAGTCAACTTCTTTAGGATACTTACTCAGGATATACTGATATAAGTATTTGGTATTACCGTAGATAGTAAAGTTATCTACTGCCTCATAAGTATTAACAAACTCTTTAGCATCTTTGATGCCACCGAAATGAACGGGTTCTACACAGTTGCCCTCAAGAGTTTTATATTCAGTTTCATTTTTTGATGCAACATAAAGAGTTGGTGAAAACTCTTCGCGGCGCTCAACCCTATCACCTCCATCAAATCCACGATACAAAATAGTATCGTTGATAATGGCAACATTAGTATAGAAATTCATCAATCAATAGCATCACGATATAATTTTAGCAGACTATCCATAGGATCCACGATAGTAATAATATCAGTAGACCTAATAGGAATCTGCTTTTGATGTGAATATGGAACAAAATTTTCCAAAATAAAATCTGGAATATATCCAATCACCACTTTAGGGTTGATGAGGATGCAATCAGCATCTTCTTCTGGACGTTCTTCAATCTCCGAGATCAGGTACTGACCCGTTTTCATCAAGATTACTTTGACTGTCATCGCTTACTCCAATGTTTTTAATGTAACTGTCTCGGATGTCATCCGTGGGTTCGCAAATAGTAACTACCCAATCTTTATTTAAGAAAAATTCATCGTCCTTTGTTGTGGACAACCAAGGAACGAAACTCAAAACACTATTTCCTGGATTAGTATCTTCAGTAAGAACTCCTTGCTGAACAACAGTTACTCTAACTGGTTTTACTAAAACTAGATCTAATACTACATTATTTTCGCGATCATAAATCTCACGAACGTCTGCAACGAGTTCTTCGCCAGACTTCAGAAGTACAAGTTGTACCGACATAAACTCCTAGAATTCAACCCTCATCATAGCATGAGCTCATCCGATTGACAAGCTGGAAACCTTAAGATTTCTTAGATGTGCTGACATTTTATCAAGATACCCACGGTTGCGTAGTTCCTTGAATACAAGGTTCTCTACAGCAAACTCACCACCACGTTGGATGGCAGATGATCTCATGTCACGCAGTTTCTCTTTAAGTTTTTCAAATGCCTCACGGTCGTCTGCCCTATTATCAATCAGGAAATCAATCTTTTCCATATAGTGCATTACCTTCTTGGCAATGTTAGCATCAGCAAGATTTACATCCTGATATGTGGGGCGGCGCAACCACAGACTATTCATTAGGGAGAATACTCCTTGCCCTGAGGGGGTTGGGTCTCTTCTATCTTGAGCGTAGAGTTCAACATCGTGTCCATAGATCTGAATATTATGGGTGAGAGCCCAGAGTTGTTTCTTGTCTCGTAAGTAATCATCAATGAGATCAGGACAATCGGCAATGTCTTCCTTGGAAACAATAAGATGAAGGTCCAGATCAGAATACTTAGTATAATTGTAATTGGCATTGCCACCTACTAGCACTACATCAATTATAGCACTGCTAGGAATTTTTGCAAACTCCGCCCACTCCTCGGCAATACGAACTAATCCCTGCCTGACCTCAGGTTTCATTGCTTCGCCAACCCAGATCTTAGGATTTAATTGCTGGTTATATCGGAGAGTAAGTTTTAAATCCCTATATGTTTTCATCAGGACAGACTTTATTTGTATTTATAAGCAAGAAAAAAGAGGGTTACCTGACTGTGACCAGGACCCTCTGCGGCGACGATATTCAATTGTATTTATAGAACAAAGTGTTTATCAAGAACTTCAATACGTTCTTCTTCATGTGCGATGATATCAAGTTGCTCTTGAATGGCAGCAAGAACATCAGGATGTTCACCAATACCAACAGGGTTCTCTAGATAGACTTCAATGTTTGCTTTTGCTTTGGCAATGTTGCCAGTAGCATCAGCACGAAGTGCTTCTAGAATTTTAAAACGTAGAGTGACAGACATTATTTTTTAGGAGTAAGTTTATATGCACCGAAAATTGCACCACCAACAAGGGCAATCATTAAAATTTCCATTAATAAAGTTCCTCTTCTTTTTCAGTTTCAATTACACAATCAGATGTGGGATAGGACACACATGTAAGTAAAAACCCTGCTTCAATTTGATCATCATCTAAAAATGACTGATCTTCTTGATCAACAGTTCCACTCACAATCTTACCAGCACATGAAGAACAAGCACCAGCACGGCAAGAGTAGTTCATATCAACACCTGCTTCTTCAGCAGCATCAAGGATATATTGATCACTCTCACATTGGATAGTGTGATCACCCTCAGTGGTCTTGAGGGTAATGGTGTAGGACATTTACTTTCTGAGAATAGATATGGTATATATTATACCACACTTTGTGTAATTATTAATTGCCCGTCAGCTCATATTTTTTCTTTTTCTGATGATCAGGAATAATTCTCTTTAATCTAATCGTAAGAAGACCGTTGGTGAGATCAACACTTCGGACCTCAACATCATCAGCAATAGTTCTACTCCAAGTAAATGCACGACGTGCAATTCCTCTTTGCAAATACTCATGGTCTGGTTCAGAATCTCCAGGTTTAGTACACTGAACAAATAATTTATTTGATTCTGTTTCAACTTTAATATCTTCTTTAACATAACCAGCAAGTGCTAGTTCTAATCTAAAATCAATACTAGATTCTTTGACAAGATTATGGGGTGGATAATTTGCATCTGATTCATGGACTGTAGCAAATCTACGAATCCATTCATCCATACCAATACCAAATCTTGATGCATCATTTAATAGCGCATCAATATCCGCAATGTTATACTTAACCATTATAGTAGCTCCTTAAAAAGCGAGTTTGTGTTGTGTGGACCCCGAAGGCATCCACAAATATTTATATCACAACAAAAAAAGCAGATACAGTGTAAACCGTATCTGCCTATAAGGGTTTCCGACTTTTGTAGAGACCGCACGAAAAGAGTCTCAAGTCTATTTATGTTTCTGTAGGGGCAGAAACTACTTTCTTCTTACCAATGTTATATTTTGCCTCCAATGTCCATTCAGACTTCTCCTTGTAGGCAATAACTTTGATTTGATTAAGAGGAGAAACCTCTTCAATTGCTTCGGGTTTAACTACAGTAACCAATTCCCAGTCAACCAGAAGTTGTGTGATACGATTACGACGCTGTACATCATTTAATGTCAGGTTAGCACGTTTGCCATCCAGGGCAAACAGTTCCTTAAAATGAACGATATAATAACGACCCTGCTTATGAAGAATGTGGCAAGATTGATATAGTTTCTTTTCCTTCCGAGAGGCAACGCCAATTCTAGTCAGAGTCTCACGAACTTTAAGAAAATCATCGGGTTCACTTAAAGTAACTTCCACCATATCGGCAGGTTCCCAAGTTACTTCAATATCAGTGGATGTAGTCATTGTTTACCGCCTTTAGTCAATTTTTGTTTAATAGAACTCAGTTGTGTATCGGAAAGAATACTAAGAGCGGACTTAGCTTTCTCGTTACTATAACCATAGTAAGATTTCACTGCATCCAAATCATCAATCTTTTCTTTCTTCAACCACGGAGAGAATCTCCGTTTTGGTCTGACAATATTTAGTAAAAATTCATATTGTAGTTTCTTAGACAGGTGGTGGTTAATATTAACCTCATTCGCCACCATAATAGTATCTATAAAACCTGACAAACAGCGGTTTACGATGTAAGGAGGATATGCATTTTTATTCTCATCAGTCATGATATTTCGTTTCTCATGATTGATAGAATTTAACCAATGTTTAAGTTCGGTTTTCATTTCAAATAATAATACTGTTGAGGTTGGTCCGACTGAGGTCCAGGCTTGCTTTTATATGCATGAACGTCCATTGCCATAGATATTCTAATTTGATCTGTGGGATTAGGATCTACCCAATGATGAGTATCACATTCAAAAACCATCAACTCCCCTGGATTATTAACTTGGTTCTTTCCTTCAAACCAAGTTCCAATTTCAGGATCCCCACCAATAAAAAGGTTGACACAAGACCATGGAAATGGTCGTTGATCTTTTGGTATTGATGGGCGGTGACAATGTGATGCAATACCTTCACCTTTCCTAAAAGTATTTGCCCAACACTGAATCCAGACCTGACCAACAAATACTACCTTCAACTTAGGAAGGAGGATCGGACCAATCACATCATCAAAAAGATAATTATTAATCCAATGTCTCCCAGTTAAAGAATTATCAGAAGTTCCCTCATGTAAATCTTCACCAAGTGACTTTACATAATCCTCAGTCTCTAGAATTCTATCATAGATTATTGAGCATTCATCTGCGGAAAGAAACTCAGGAACCTTAAATAATTTCATAGTTAGTCAACAGTAATTCAGCACGGTCTTTCTGTTCGTTCATATAATCGCCTGTAGAGCGCATAGTATAAGTTAGGTCATAAGTACATGCAAACCAGTCTTGGAAGCGATCCTTGACCATCTGAGTGGAGTTATAGGAGATCATGTGGCGAGCAAGGTGGTTATCGCAATCAGCAGCAAACTGATCATGATCAAAACGCTTATGTAAATCTCCCTTGTTCCCATAGAGATTATCTTTAATATCATAGGGTGGATCAGAATATATAAGACAACGTAAATTGTCTGTAAGAAGTCCTTCATATGACCAGTTCGTAATTTTCCAGTTCTGAATTATTTCTGAGTATCCTTTTAGTTTCTCAATTCCTCGCATTGAGAAGTTGGAGACAGATGCCTGCCTGCTAAAGGATGAGGACTCAGTGAGACCAGAAAAAGAGCACTTGTTAATAACGTAAAAACTAACAGCACGAGATAAATTGGATTGATCATAATCGTTTACTAATTCCTTTGATTCAATGAATAGTCCACGGGCAGATTCCTGATCAGGATACCTGGACTTAAGTTCTTGCAGACGACGCTGAAGTTTATCACCATCATCTTGTAATACTCTCCAGAAGTTATACAAAGGTTCGTAAAGATCGTTCACCCACACAGGAATGTCTGGGTTCTCTTTAGTGAATGCGATGGCAACACTACCACCACCAAGAAATGTCTCACGATATTCTTTGATCTCCTTAGGAAATCTTGGAAGAAGATACTTAGTGGCGCGAGACTTACCGCCAGGATAACGAAGAGGGGTTTTCAATGCTTTCATAATCAAATAGAAAAATCAAAGAATAAGTTTTTTCTTTTCAGGAGTTGAGATAGGAGAATACATTTGCTCATACTGAGAAACAATTTCTTCTGCTGCGTCAGCAACATATACCACAAACTTAGTAGACACTGTGATATCTTTTACTTCCTTACTAATCATCGGAGACCATGCTACAAATGATAGTGTGCCCTGCTGTGTAGGAACACCTACAATTCCATTCTTTAGTGTGAGGGAATTATCATCATGGTTGACGACTTCAGCAATCACATCCTCTCCAGAGGACATACGGATCAGTTTTACGTTCATTTTAAATTCAGTCTTTTGTTTGTTGACGTTGGTATTTTTTTTCTGCACGAGTCATTTTACGAACCCAAGGATCTTTCAGAGGAATTTCTTTCCCCTGTCTAATGAGTTCTTTAATGTGCTCGGGAGGATTCTTCCAAAGATCTTCTTCATTTATTTGAACTGACATTCCATCATAATTTCAGTTAGACATGCCAGAAGATTAATCTCCTGATCAGCAGCAAACGCTGCCTGATATTGATATTTAGCAATCACTAAGACTGCCATAGGAATAGTAGAAGGAACGAGAACATCATACATTGCCTCATAGATACGATGAATAACCATATTAAAATCGTTATCCAAATTTGCAACCACCCACTTACGGACAGTCGGAAACTCCTTTGCTTTCAAAGCATTCGTAAGACCTTTAAGATTAACATCACTAATCTCTGTAAGGATACCAGTATCAATGTTACCAGTATTACCATACTTTTGAAGTTGATTCAAAACACGACGCCAGTCTGGGAAGTGAGTTTGAATTAGTTCTGCAACAACCTTTGGATCGTATGCAACATTCTCACTCTCAAGTATAGACCGGACACGGTTGAAAAATTGCCCCGCAATAGTTGCCTTTTCTTTTCCTTTGAATGCAAAATCAATGACGGAACATCTTGATTGGATGGGGTCAATGATTTTGTTTTTGTAGTTGCAGGTGAAGATGAATCTGCAGTTGCTATGATACGCCTCAATAGAACTCCGTAAGAGGAGTTGTACATCATTGGTTGTATTATCTGCTTCGTCAATGATGATGACCTTGTGCTTACTTCCTTGAAGTGATACGGTCGTTGCAAAAGTTTTTGCTTGGTTCCGTACCGTATCCAGAAAGCGTCCTTCGTCAGATCCATTAATTACAATATAAGATAAGTTTAGTTCTTCACATAATGCTTTAGCAGCAGTAGTTTTACCAACACCAGGAGGACCAGTGAGAAGAAGATTATTCAACTCACCAGCAGCAACCTGTTGCTTAAGATCACGTTTGATGCTATCAGGCAGAATGCAATCTTCAATCTTACGAGGGCGGTATTTTTCCACCCAGAGATACTGGTCGTTCATAATATAAAAAAGTTTTAGTTAGAGTCGGGCTCAAGTGCAATCCAATATGTCAAAGGAATCGCCTGATGCTGAAAACAACTAATCAAACGCTTAGACATAGTGACCTTGTAATCACCCTTAAAGATTTTCAAGTTCTCAACCTTCATGTTGAGTACAAATTCATCAGCAGTCGCACCAACATCAACAGAAAAAGTATTTGAAGTATCGTTTTCTTTATCACGAACTACCACAGAGATCTTCTCACCATCACCAACAACAGAAAGATCAGGGAGATTGTTGACTGCTGCCATACGAATCAAACGATCAAGATCTTTTGCCGTCAAAGTAAAACTCACATCTTCAGAAGGAAGTGTGGGATTATCTTCTGGTGCTTTCTTAATCAGACTAGGATCTGCAAAAAAGTACTTCATAGAAGAACCCGTGTCAGTAATTTTTACATGATGATCAGCACCAAACTCCATGTCTGCACCATGCATCAGAATCATATTGCTGAGGAACTCACTCAAATCATAGATAGCAAAATTTTGTGGAAATGCTTCTGTGACATTTGCTTCAGCAAGAATATTTTCTGCGATAGAGAATGTGCGAAGTCTATTGCCTGCTTCCACGGCGATGGATTGATTGATTGAAGAAAAATTCTTCAAAATTTCAAACGTATCGTTAGATAATTTCATAGTCATTGAGGGTATTCTTCAGTAATGTTAGATTTGTCAGAGAAATGGAGAAGGAGTAATCCGTAGTGTAGGATTTTGATAATGTCGCGACGGGCAGTACCTTTACGATCATAGCGTGAAGCATACTTTAGAATGTTACTTCTACAGAATGCTTCAGCATCACCACAGGACTCAATCAAATCTAACGTTTGAATCTCATCGTTGCCAGCAGAATAATGTTGCTTATACGTGCTAGAGATGTAGTCCTTAAGTTCTTTGAGGAGTTCCTCTTCATTGTATTTCATAATTAGTCTCCGTTAGTCAATTGTTCCATTTTACTAAAATTTTTCACTTTGTCAAATTTGAGAACACGGTCAAACTTCTCAACCATATGCTCTCGGTGCGAGATAATAAACAGATTAAGGTCGTTAGTAAAGTTCCTCAAGATATATGATAACTCATCAGTGCCGCTGCTGTCAAGTGAGCTGTCAAAGATCTCATCAAGGATGAGAAGGTTGGTGTCCACGCTGTTTTTGAGTTTGGCAACTGACCTCCATGTTAGCATAAGAGCGATGTCAATGCGAGACTTCTCACCCTCTGAGAACGATGCATAACTAAAGTCGTCTCTATAACGAGACTTGATAGTCTCCTCAAAACTCTCACTGAGTGTGAAGTTCACAAAGAAATCCATCTGCTGTAGGTATTGGTTGATGAGTTTGTTCATCACCGGCAGGTATCGTTTGATGATCCTGGTCTTGATACCAGTGTCCTTCAGCAGGTTAGCAGCAACATTAAAGTAATCTTTATTCTCCTTATGCAAGAACAAAACTTTCTCATATTCTTCTTTCTGATTTTTCAGTTCACTTAACTGCTCTTGCTCCTTACTAGAATTGCTTTTGTTATCAGCAATGGATTTAATCTCTAACTCAAGATCTCTAATCTGACGATTGATATGATTAATGATTCCATTGTTCTTATCAATGGCAGAATAATTATCTCTGATATCATTAGAGATTTCTTTATACTGATTAATCTGAGTCTTTACATCACCAATTTGTTCGTCAAGAACGCCCCATGCTTTTTCTGTTTCAGAAATAGATTTCTTATTTTTATCTACCTTACTTTGCTTAAAGTCAGAGTCTAGTGTTTGCTTACATGTAGGACATGTATCATTGTTAGTATAAAATAAAAGTTCTTTATTTAAATTAGAAAGTTTTGTTTTAAACTTTATCTTAAACTCTTTTAAACTATCATACTTTTTAGATAATTTATCGCCGTCAAATAAGTCACTCTTTCTAGTTTCAATATACTCTGTAATTTGATGATTCTGTGATGAGATCTCTTCGCTTTGAGAAAATAATTTACTTATCTTCTCTTGTTTATGTTGTATAAAATTGTCGCTCTGTGTTTCAATCTGTTTAATTAAATCTTCATGAGATTCAATGCGATGCTTTACCAAGTCAAGATCTTTATCCGTGAAGCGAATAGCATCGTTTAATTGCTTCATGCGATCCTTAAGATTAGTATTCATTGTAGAGAATACCTGGATATCCAGGAGATCTTCAATGATATCGCGACGGGATGCCAATGGCAACTGCATGAATGGAACAAATGTAGAAGATCCCAGAACAACAATCTGTGTAAATGACTTATAGTTTAGTTTGAGGATTGTTTGTTCCAGGAACTTCTGTTGATCTGCTGCTGCAGCATCTTGGTTCAGCATTTCTCCATCAACATAAACCTCAAAGAGATTAGGTTTCATGCCACGGATAATTTTATAAGATTTCTTAGCGATTGAAAACTCAACTTCAACACAACAATCTTTGCCATTGATAGTGTTTACAAGTTGAGGTTTATTGATCTTACGGAATGGTTTATTAAACAATACAAAAGTAAGAGCATCTAACACTGTGCTTTTTCCAGCACCATTACTGCCAATAATTACATTGTTACCATGTGTATTGAGTTTTATTTCTGTGAAGTTATTGCCACTAGATAAGAAATTTTTATAACGAATAGTTTCAAAGATAATCATAGATCATGTGATGGTGGAATTATTAGTTCATTGGGTTCTATTACAGTGTAATTATACCCGGTGCTTTCGCACATTTCAATCATTGACTCAGTGTCAACTTCAACAGTTGACATTATTGGAAAATCATCTGCCTCCAGAAGACCAGCAAAACGTTCAGCATCTTCTAATTCAGTGAAGAGCAAAAGAGTTCTTTCGTTCTTACTATTTGAAACAGCATATGCTCCTTCAGTTTCCTTACCTTCTAGACACAGTATATACATTATACCACCTCAAGTGCCTCAACGTACAGAGATTTCATAATCTCTTTTAACTTATGACTATCTAGGTTGGTATTAAGTTCATCAACATACTTCTCCAAAATAGTTAGAGTGTCTTCATGCTCAAGTTCTATGTCATCATCATCATCAACTTCTGTAGAAAAGTCTTCAATAATTTTAAGATCTAATGCAACATCTTGTAAAGAATTAATAAGATAATCAAACTCAGTATAATCTGTTTTATTTTCTACAACAACTTTTACTACAGTATCTTTATATTTTTCAACATCTATATTATAATATTCATTTTTAGTGTCATCATAAAATATTTTATGAAACATTTCGTAAGGATTTTTAATATGCTGTAACTTTAGAGTTTCAGTATCAAAGATATTAAATCCACGTTCATCAGCATAATCATTCCAATACATCTGATAGGGATTACCAATATATTGGAAGTTTCCTTTCTTACTTCTAGTATGATAATGACCCGACATCACCATCTTAAATTTAGAAAACTCGGAAACCTGCCTACCATGATTAGCAACGTAGGTAGGATTAGTTTTAAATCCTTCCATCTCCAGGTGTCCTAAGACAACCTCTGCCTCAGTTTCCCTCATAAGATTTACTGTTTGTTCTTCATTTTGATCGCAGATCCAAGGAAGATAAACCATCTTACGACCACCAACAGTAACCTCAGAAGGTCCAGTATAGACACGGAGATTATCATACTCCTGTAGAAGGCACTCCAAAGAATTAATCTCTAGAGTGTTCTTATAGAAAGCATCATGATTACCGACCATCATATCAACAGTCACCCCCAGATCCTGCAAAGGATTGAAGATGTTTTTCCTAGACCAGTCAAGACTCCAGAAATCAATGTTGCGACGAATATCAAACACATCACCCAGATGGATGACATGCTTAATTTTTTTCTTCTTTAATGTTGGGAAGAAAATATCATTATAGAATTTAAGAAAAAAATCATGATAATCTTGATTACCTTTCTTAAATCCGTAGTGGGTATCAGTAATCAGGGCAACTTTCATTTTCTAGTTTTTTGCTCAATGTTTTGTTTGATACTATTATAATCAGAAGCGGAAAAGTTTAGTTCATTCTTATCAGCATAGAGGACTTCATCGTATCCAGAACGCTCAAGAATTTTGCTTTTAATTTCTAGTTGCTTCTTTTCTTTTTGAATTCTTCTCAAGAATGCATAGTAAATAATTTGAGTAAAGTATGCAAAAGGATTGCCACGATTGGGATCAAAGTTATCAATGTACTGAACACAGTTCTCAATACCATCACTAATCATGTCCTCACGGAAAGGATAGTTGATGAAGTTAGGACGGTAAGACAGATGCTGTGCGATCTTCAAGAAGCACTCACCGATATAATTTGGTATCCTAGGGCGAGTGGTCTCTTCTGTCAAGGCTTTTTTTACAAAGTATTTGTAATCAGAGAGTGCCCTCAAGAACTCTTTATTATCTACATAATGTTCTGGTTTCTTTTTGGATCTCATTTTGGTTCATCTTCCATAAGTTATTGTACCAACATTATAACATATGTAAGAGGGCTTGACAAGATTGGATTTGATCTGTAGAATAACTCTGTAAGGGTTCAAAGGAAGTAATAGCTTTAAGTTAATAAGTATCAAATAAATTCTCAAAAAATATTCTAGCATCTTCTACAGATGCTCTGTATCCTTTGTATTTTTTTCTATTTAATTTTTTAGCAATTTGTTCCTTAGCTTTTTCGTTTATTTGAACAACTGCTTTTTTATAATGACTTAATCCTGGTTCTAGTAATTCATTAACTGTTATTATTTTAGTATCAGTTATAAAGAAGATATTGTCTGTTGATGATTTAATCCATTTAGATAATCTTAATCCTGTTATTTTAATATTGTCTCCTAACAAATCGTGTAGATCACTCATGTCCTCTAATATTAATGGGTTCTTAATTAATAAACCTTCTTCATGGACTTCAACTAAACCAACAATTTCTTCTCCAGTCATTAATTTTATTGTGCCGAAGAATTTATCGTTCATCTTTTAATATTTACTGGGATAATTTCATAATTAAATTGCTCTTCATTGTAAATTTTAATTCTTTCTTTGAGGTGATTGAGAGTATAGTTATTGTAACTACCTTTAGAAAAATCATCAGCAATGTCATAAAGCACTGCCTGAGCTTTGTTGTCTCCTTTGCGAAGGACTCTACCAATAGATTGCAGATTCCTAATTCTTGATTTGCTAGGTGAAGCAAAAACAATATTATGTAGATTTTTAATATTGATACCAGTAGAGAAGGTTCCGTAGGAAGCAATGATAACGCAGTTATCATTTACCTCTGCTAACTGTCTGATGTTCTCACGTTCAGATGCTTCCACACCACCATGAACAAAGAAAACTTTCTTGGTATCTCCGATACTATTATTTATCATATCAAAAAGTGGTTCACCATGCTTCTCCACATAATTGAATAGAACTAATGTGTTACCACTTAGGTCACCCACAAGATTTTTAATAAACACATTACGTTTATCATGTGTTACAATGTATTCCATTTCATCTTGGTATGTTTCAAACTTATATGATTCGTGCCTCAGAGCAAGGATTTTAATCTTTAGTTGTGAGAGTTGATCTCGCTTCATAAGATCAGCAGTACTAGTAACCCGATCAGATAATCCGAACAGACCTTCCAAAACCAGACGGTGAGTTTTTGTTCCGTCCAGTGTGCCTGTGAATCCGATACGATATTTTGCTTCATGGAGTTTTGTCATAATACTTGTTAAAGACTTTGCCTTAAACGTATGGCACTCGTCTCCGATCACAGCAGTATATGAATCAAAATACTTTTTAGGTAGTTTGTAGATAGACTGCCATGTTGTGATAACTACAGGTGCAGTTGACATTTTTGCTTCACCAGCATATACTTGGTGGCAATAATCTTCTGCATTCCAACCATAGTTTTCAAAATCTTTATACAACTGTGTTACAAGTGAAATACTCGGAACAATAATTAATGTCTTAAGATTAGCAGCAGTAAAATATCTAACCAAAGAATATATCATAAAAGATTTGCCCGACCCTGTAGGAGAAACAATGATCTTCCTATACATTTTTAATGCTTTGAATACAGCATTATATTGATAGTCTCTGGGTTTAATCTCTGTACCTTCAGTAAGGTAATCCAAATATTCTTTTACAGTCTCTGGCAAAATATACGGATCTCGTTCAATAACCTTACCGTAATATTCATTATCTTGATAAGAATAAGTATAGTCTCTTTCCTCTGCCCACTCTATCAAATAATGTAATAACCCAATATAAAGTTGACCATTACCAGGAGAGAACAATCTAATTTTACCGTCCCAATATTTTTTCTTATACTGAGGCATGAACTTTGCATCAGGTACTTCAAATGTAAAGTACTCTGATAACTCCATACTTATGTGTGCTTCACATTCAAGTTCTAAGTATACTTCGTTTCTTTTCCTGATAACAATGTCAGACATTACCTAATTCCTTCAATAAATGATTTCCACTCAATAGCATTTTTTATTTGGAATGACCGATTATTAATCATCCTGATTACACTCTCAAGGTATTCAATGATGATGTCATACATATCAATCTTCATCTGTAAGTCTTTGACTTGAGAATCTGATTCAATATACATTGGTAGATCTGACTTGAGTACTTTCAGATCAAACGGTTCTTCTTTGTAATCTTCCTCGGATCCTCGTCCCGCATAGTATTCAAACTTGCGTCTGTTAAGTTGTTTGAGGTCCAGTACTGCTAATTTCTTTTTGAATTTGTAGTCTGAAAAAAAATTTAAATATTTTGAATGTAGTGTGGGAATATTAAGTGCAGCGGTATCAAGTTCAACAGGATCAATTTTTGAATCCTGTTCCCACATCGCCTGAATTTCTTCAAAGGTCATTAACTAATCACATTTCCATCATACTTAATTCTATATATGGTATATTTAAAGGTGACATTTGCAGTCAGGTACTGAACTCCTTGCTCAGTTGCATCAAATGCTACAGATGTTAATGCAGTAGGCCATGCATTCTCAAACTCAATTTGAATATTTGAATTAAAGTTACTATTTAAAATTTCTAAAGAAATATTTCCTTCTATTGGATCTTTGTCAGTATCAAATTTTTCTGCAAGACCAGTCTTTGCAATCCATTTATGTATTGATACATAATTTGTCATGTCCTCATCAATCAAAAACTTGACACTAAGGTCTTCATACTCTGTCTCAGTTCCAGCGATAGGAATGTCCCTAAATGGTGTGGTGACATTAATCTCAGGAATTCTTATGCCAGGGATGTTTGCTGACTGACATAAGAATGCTACCTTAGGAAATTTTTCAATTGATAATTTGAAACCTTGTGGCGCTAGGTAGTTAAGATTATCAATCTTATCTTCTAACCAATTTGCCTGGGTCATCGTTAAAAATACTTTCAAATATTTAGATAAAAAAAGACCCCTTTCGGGGTCGGTAATTAAATAAGAATTCGTTTACATATTCGCTTACATTTATGTTGATCTAAAGAATCACATTCTACTAAACATTCGTAGTAGTCATTTAATTTTTCGTTTTCTAAACGTAATCCATCCACAGTATCATCAAAATGTCGCCACTCATTTAACTGAGATCGGGATAAAAGATTGTGCATTGAGTCACCTCTAACATTTAACTCATAACCAAAAAGTAGGGGTCATGTGTACCTAACAATTCTACTACTATGTATATAAAAATGTTCATTTCAGCACAATTAAGAAATAAAAATTTATGCCTACGAGTATATACCCATAAAAAAAGACCCCTTAGAGGGGTCTGTGTGGACCTGTGAGAGGTTATATCACATGAGGTTAGTAACACGAACACGTCTGTAGTAGACGTTGGTGTTGACGTTACCACCAGCAACAGGATCGGAATCCGAAAGGGCGGTCGCGCCTTTAGCGAATGGATTAAGAACCATGCCGTAGCGTGTCTTAAATCCGATTTTGGGCTGGAAGGTGTCAGGACCAATTGCACGAACCATCTGGAGAGGAACGTATGGGCAATAGAACAGACCAGCATCATAAGGGGAAGTACCCTTATAACCAGCGATGAAGAACTGAGCAGCATTGTTGCCCTCAGTAGGCAGTGCCGAATAAGGATCAATGTAAACGCGGATGCGTCCGTTCAGCGTACCAACAAAGGTGCTGCCGGTGTCATCAACATTAAGACCAGTATTCAGAGCAGGGTTGTAATCAAGGACGCCTGCCATGGACAGAGCAGAAGCAACGTCTGAAGAACAGACGAGCATGTTGCCCTTCCCTCTACGAGTCTCTTTCGCGATGGCGTTCATTTCACGCTCAATTTGGAAGAGGAGACCCTTGAACTTCTCAACGCTCCAACGTCCGTTGGAATCAACGTCCATGTCAAACGTGCCTTGAGTAGCAACGTTCTGCTGAGCACCAGCTTTAGCGGAACGGAATACGGTACGGACGACTTCTCTGTTGATTTCGGTAAGGATTTCAGCAGAAAGGATGTTGGCGAGTTCAGTCTCGGCATCCAGACCATGAATTGCTTTCAGGTCTTGTGCGAGTTCAATGCTGTACTCAGCTTTCAGAGCGCGTGACTTAGCAGTAACGGCGATCTTCTCAATGCTGAATGCCATCTCGGGGAATACGCTAGCAGCGGCTTCGCCAAGTGCTTCGGCAGTGGTTGTTGCCATAGCGCCTGCAGAACCATAGGTGCCGCTGTCATTCAAGACACCGGGGTTTGAACCTGTAGGAGCAGTACCACCAGCAGAGTTAGTGGAGTTATAACCAGTACCAGAGAAGGCAGAGTTAACTTCGTTGTAGAATGTCTCATCACCAGTCTGACTTTCAACGCGGGAACGCATTGCAAAGATCAGTCCAGTAGGACCATTCATTGGTTGAACGCCACAAATATCATAGGCGATCAGGTTAGGCATTGAGCGACGGATCAGTGAGATCAGTACGGGGTCAAAACCTGCGACGTTACCAGCGCCAGTTGTGGCGGAATTAATAGGACCAGCGTTTGTAGGCGCTTCGGTCAGCATTCTCTCCTCACGGAGGAATTTTTCTTGGTTTTCCAGAAGTTGAGTGGTGACAGCCTTCTTGTAAGTATCCTTGATCTCGGGAAGATCAGAATGAGACAGAACTGGTGCCCACTTCTCCTGGAGTTGTTCGGTATTGAACATTAGGTTCTCCTTAGAAAATTAATTTGTTAGTGAACTATGATTTATTTATAATTTAAATCACTTATTGTAGCGTGCGATGGCAGAAACATAACGCTCCATGCCAGCAGGAACATCCTTTTCAGCAACGGGATCCGAAGCTTCTACGCTCTCATTGATTGAAGTTTTGGGGAAATAATTTTCCTTAATAGTTTCAACTTTCTCTCTAAATGACTCTTCAGTACTAAACTCTACACCCTCAGCAAGTGAGGAAAGTTTTTCTTTTTGAGTATCAGCGAGTCCCTGAGATACTTCGCCAACGATAGATTCTTTGACGAACTCTCCCAAAGAAGAATTTAATTCAATATTTTTGTCAATTTGTTCGTTGAGTTTTGTCTCCATCTCATCTAATTTGTTTGTCATACCCTCAACCATATCAAATTTCTCTTCAGGGATATCCATGTAATGTTCAGTGAACACACCCTTCAGAGCAGTCATAAACGATTCTGCAATCTCAGTACGAATACCTTCGTTGATTGCGAGTTTGTTATCATTAATCCATTGTTCTACAATATAGTTCAAGAATGAGTCAACCTTAGATGACATTTCTTCCTTGATCACGTCAAGTTGCTCATTTAACTGAGCAGCATAGTTTTCTTCTAAACGTGTTGTTTCTTCATCAATTCTAGAAGAAACAGCAGCGGTGAAGATTGTTGTTGCCTTTTCTTTAAACTCTTCAGAAAGTTCCTCGCCATTGACGAGTGCGTTGATGTCATCAGTAACATCAATTTCTTCTTTCTTCACAGTAGGCATTGCGTCCCCGCCACCACGACTGACACTCTTGCCAGACATATCCTTACCACCTTCTAATTTAGGCATAGGATCTTGCTTGCCTTCACCCGAGTTAACTGCGGTCTTAGACTTCTTAACAGCGGCAGCAGCTTTAGCGCCAGAGTTTTCAAACTTGCCTGAGTGACCTTCCGAAGAACCGGCAGCCATTGGTTCTACATTAGCAACTGCAACTTCAGCACCTGATGCACTAGGAAGATGTGAACCTTCTGCTGGAGCTGCACCTGCTGTTACAGCATTGTTCATTTCTGTAACAGTTTCCGCATCAATTTCTTTAGATACGAAATCTTCAAATTTCTCGTTTAACGAATTAGCCATTTAAAATAACCCCTAAAGGACCTTGGTTTTTCTATTACTTATTTATTAAAATTATAAGTTAAAGAGCAGTTTCTCAAAGCTCTCAAGGATTTTACCCTCAAGTTCTCCGCGTGAAACCCTCTCTAAATTTTCTCTTACTTGCTGAAGTTCTGCTTCTTTAAACATTCCATTGTTCCAAACCCATTCTTTTCCTTCCATGATTCCATTGACAAAGGCATCAGGAGCAGAAGGATCTGCTACAATATCTGCAGCAGTAGTAAGCATAAAATCATCTCTGACATAATTAGAACCACCTTTGGATTCTAAACTGCCCACACCTCTAGATGAAACACCTAGTTGAACACCTTCCCTAAGAAGATTTTTAGCTATTGATCCCATTGGAGTCTCAAGCAATTTTGCCTTACCAATATAGTTTGCACCATCCTGGTAAAGTTCTACAATCTTATGTGATACACGATCAAGGTTGATGGTAGGACCATCAGGATGACCTAGTTCACCAAGAGCACGAGACTTTTGTACAAAATTTTCATTGTAGTTAGTCACTTCGCGCTGAAGAACAGGCATGGGATATACACGACCATTGCGATTTTTGATATCGCCCTGGAGAAATACTCCCTGGATATATGTATACTCTTTTCCATCTTTCTCTTCAGTGAGAAGTTTAATATCTTCGCTGTGCTCTACGATAAGTTTCATGGTTCTTCTGGTTCGGGTTCGGTGGTTGTTTGTTCTGTAGATGCTTCAACTTCAGGAACTTCGGACTCAACTTCAGGTTCTTCAACTTCAGTAGTTGGATTCATAAGTTGAGCAGCATATTCTTTTTTATAACTATCTAGTGTTTCAGATGCTTTTGCATAGAGCATATCAATCACTTCATCAGATGCTACAGAGTTTTCCCCATTAACAATTTTGTCAATCAATTCTTTAGTTACTGTCATAATAGTAAATTATTATAGTATTATTTAGTTTTCAACTTCTTTAGAAGTTTGTGCCTTCATTGGAGGTTTTGATGATGTGTCAACAGGTCCACCTGCTGGCGGCAATGCAGCATTAGGATCTTCCACTGGCATCACTGGAGTATCCATCAGTTCACCTGATTTTTTCTCAACTTCAATTTGAATGCGGATCTCTTCAATCTCGGATTCTTTTTGTTGGAGAATTTGACGTTTGATATGATCATTGGAATAATATACTCCAAGGAAAGGTTGCATTCTTTCTACGAGATTTAACCTCTCGCCAATCATTTCAATTTCTTTTAGTTCAGTAAAATGGTTATCAAACAGATAGTCATA